GACACAGATGAATAAGATAGATAACTTTAAGAACTTCTTGTATCTAGCTTGGAAACACCTGAATCTACCTGAGCCAACACCTATACAATACGATATAGCAGACTATCTACAATCTAAAGATAAACGTTTAGTAATAGAAGCTTTTAGGGGCGTAGGAAAGTCTTGGATTACTTCTGCATTTGTATGTCACCAATTACTGCTGAACCCTCAGCGTAACATATTGGTAGTATCAGCTAGTAAAACGAGGGCTGATGACTTTAGTACATTTACACAGAGGCTTATTGCAGAAATGCCTTTGTTACAGCATTTACAACCTAAGGATAGCCAAAGACATTCTAAGGTATCCTTTGATGTTGCCCCAGCACAGGCTTCACACGCCCCCTCAGTGAAGTCTATGGGGATTACAGGACAACTAACGGGGTCTAGGGCTGACCTTATTATTGCTGATGACGTAGAATCTGCCAATAACTCACAGACTCAGCTTATGCGTGACCGCTTAAGTGAGACCGTAAAAGAGTTTGACGCTATTATAAAGCCTAAAGTAGGACGTGTTATCTTTCTAGGAACACCTCAAACAGAGATGTCATTGTATAATGACCTAGATGAACGTGGGTTCAAGACACGTATATGGTCAGCATTGATTCCTAACCAAGCACAAAAGGTAGGATACGGGCATAAATTAGCTCCTACAATCGCTGATATGGACGGTAAAGAGGGAGACCCTACTGACCCTGACAGATTTAATGAAATCGACTTAATGGAGCGTTTAAGCTCATATGGTAGGTCAGGCTTTAATTTACAGTTTATGTTGGATACTAGTCTATCTGACGCCAATAAATACCCATTGAAGCTTAATGACCTTATTATAGCCTCAGGTTGCAGCACATGGACAGAAGCTCCAGCCAAAATACAATGGGCTTCAGGTATAGACCAAATCAAAGCGGTTGACTCTGAGTTACCTAATGTAGGACTTAAGGGTGACTATTGGACTTCTTACCTATATATGTCCGAAGAATTTACAGAGTTTGAAGGCTCAGTTATGTCTATTGACCCCGCTGGTCGTGGGGCAGATAAAACAGCCTATTGTGTACTTAAGATGTTACACGGTGTATTGTACCTGACTGCCATTGGTGGTCTAGATGGTGGATACTCTGATGACACACTTAAGAAGCTAGCCAATATAGCCAAGAAACATGACGTCAATGATATCGTCATTGAGAGTAACTTTGGTGATGGCATGGCAACACAGCTTCTAAAACCTGTATTAGCTGATATACATCCTTGTAATGTAGAGGAAGTACGCCACAGTATACAGAAAGAGAAGCGTATAATAGACACATTAGAGCCTATTATGAATACCCATAGGTTAGTTATTGATGATAAGCTTATCAAAGATGACTTTCAGTTAGACCCTGACCACCAGTTATTTAGACAAATGACTAGGATAACAAGGGATAAAGGTGCACTAAGGCATGATGACCAAATAGACGCCTTAGCTATTGCAGCTAACTACTGGGTAGAAGTAATGGATAGAGACCAAACATTGTCTTATAACCAACACAAAGAAGAAATGTTACAGGAAGATTTAGATAAGTTTATGGAACAAGCCATAGGCAGAGAGCCAAAAGGAGATAGCTGGATATGAGCGATTACAATAACCCCGCTAATATAGAAGTGGGACAAGGGTACGCTGGTGAAACTGGTGAGACCTATGCTGGTCGCTTTGCTATCTTTGATTCTCCTGTAATGGGTATGAGGGCTTTAATTAGAGATTTAAGCACTAAGATAGACAGACATGGTGGAGATGTAAGAAAGATAATATCTCAGTTTGCTCCTGACTTTGAGAATCCTACAAATAACTATGTAGCTTATGTAGAACAGGTTGTACAAAAGCCTGTGGTGACTAAAGATAAAGAAGATGTTATGTCATTAGCTTCAGCTATAGTACAGTTTGAGAATGGTATAGATTCACCTAGAGTACAACAATATTTAATGCCTAATGTTAAAGAAGAGGCATACAATCTTTCTCAGCAAAGCTTACCTAAAGAAACTAGGTATGAGGATATTAAGACTAAATAGGTCGTCAAAGGTTTTTCTTCATTTTTCCTTTGGCGGCTCTTGTCCTACTTTTAGGAGTCCTTGTCTGTAAATATCTAGACAAAGGGTGGACAAAAACTTAAAGTACCCATATAAGATAAAACCCCTGTCTCCCCTAGCTATATATAGACAAGCTATCCTTCCTTATTACTTATTAATTATGATACTAATAGAAGTACTACTCATAGTTATTACTGGAGTCTTACTCCTTAATAGTCACTATATAAGAACCTATTGGTTGAAGCCTGAGATATCCATAGGGGAGTTTATTCTGATAGCTGTGTTAACAGCTGTTGTTTTAGCTAATATTTGGTAAAAAAATATGAAGGGATAACGTACACAGTCGTCCTTCTTTTTACCCCGTCGCACTTCTCAAGGCATGCACGCGGGAAGCTGTAGTTTTACATGTGTCAGCAATTCTCAGGCTATATAGGGTCATCTTTTGGTTTTCTATGGCTTCATTTTATTTTTGTTTGTTTCTGTCCTTAGGTCTATTTTTATTTCTATAAGCTGACGAATCAGCCATATATCAAATTAATTCACTTTGATGTCATTCTTTTGTTGACATGGTGTATTCATTGATATATCGTAATAAGCATGTCGGGTAGATAACATCATGAGGCATTAGGTCAAGGCGATATGAGAAGACCACAGTGACTTTAAGTTACTGGCTACAAAGCAAATGGTCGTAGGCTCAGCCACTCTAGATGAGGCTTTAAGGGTTTTAATTTGGTATTAGTGAAACGGTAGTTATTAACAAGGATTTCACGCTGTAAAGGTTCTAAAAAGTAAATACAGCGACGGCATGACCACTAAACTAGCTAATAGTAACTTACGATTGACACAGCATATTCTAGAGTTTCAGATAATTATTGTCGTACGGTATTGGTAGCCGTGCCTGAATGAGTAACCAACGAAACAATAACAATGCGAGGAAATTATGCAATACATAACACATGACGTAAGACCAACAAACTTGAGTAATTTACACATCAGAAGAGCAGGCTATGATGAACAAACTATCGAGCTTGTAAGTTATAGCACGGTCGTAGCTTTAGGGAAGCTGAACCCTACTAGCCATGATGCGGACAAATTAGGACATCTAGACATTTTTGACATGGTCAAGGACTGTAGCTGGTACTATACAGCACGTAAGTATTCGCCTACAACAAGCAAGCAAGTAACACGCTTTTTGAATACTGTATGCGGTGGACGTGCTAACGCTACTGAGGTAAAAGCTGAAGTATTCGACAAGGTCAATTCTTTTATGTGGGAAATCGAATTTTTATCACTAGGGGGGTGCTAAATGAATAGACAAATACAACGTGCTATGGACAATGATGAAGCTTACGCTCAAAAAGTAGAAGCTAACGAAGATTACGCAAAAGCTGAGTTATCAGCTAAGCGTATAACTAGGCTTCAATACATCATGATAATGCGAGATATAGAGAAAGGTATTTTGCCGTATATCGACTAGTTACACTGATGAGACTTCTATAGTCGAAACGCCGTGAGGCGTCTGTAACAATTAACAAAGCGAGGATATTATGCCTAAAACATACAGCGTACAAGTAGACATTACATTTACAAAAAACCTTTACGATATTGAGGCTTCTAGCGAGGCTGAAGCTGAGAAAATAGCTGAAGAGCAAGCTTATGACCACCATAATGGGGAAGTCATAATTGGCACTCAAGCCGTAAACGTAAGCGAGGGATAAGTTACACTGATGAGCTTTTAATAAGCGAAACGCCTAGCAATAGGCGTCTGTAACATTTAACAATTAACAATGCGAGGTAAAAAATGCAAGTAATTAAATTATATCTACCTATGAAAGACAATGATGGTCATGACTTAATGTCTTTACATAATCACTTTATAGCGGACATCAAACAAGTTAGACAAAACGGAAACGTAGCTAGAATATCGGGCTTTACTAGGTTTCAAGCTGAGGGCTTCTGGTTTGACGGTGAGCAAGCTTATAAGGATGATATTAAAATATATGAGTTTCATGTAGAAAATAAACATTTCGGGGACGCTTCCGCATATCTATGGAATCAAGCCTATCAATTATGTAATGATATGAACCAAGAATGTATCTACTTACAGCTTAACAATGATATTGAGTTAGTGAGGTATAAATAATGAGTGACGAGCTAATTATAACAATAATGGGTCACGTCGATAACGTGTTGCTGGCTGTGGGTATCTATTACTCACTAGCTAGCATTGAGCACTACATGGACGCCTATTTTACAAACTACAAAGCGTCACCTCAGGTGTTAGCGTGCATTTCAGGATGTCTAGCTAACACGATAAGTGACGGCGCAGGCTTCCTAGTTACTGGTAGCTGGGAATGGGCTTTGTGGGTCATGCTGGGGTGTCTATCAGGTATGCTAGTTATTCCAGTGCTAGAGTATATTAACAATAAAAAAGTGAGGTAAATTATGAAATATACAGATATGGGTAAAGAAGATATTACTAAATATTCTTATGATGAGTTATCACTAAGAATTATGAATGATGAAGACGCTTATGAGGTGATTACTAAACCAAATGAATTAGTAAAACATGTAAGAGAAAATTATATTTATACTACTAGACAAATGGAAACATTATTGACTGATTGTTGGCACGACTATCAAGAGTCAATTAAATATGTAGAATTTTATTAAACAATAACAACGAGGTAAAACAGTACTACTGACGAGACTTGATTAGTCGAAAAC